ACCACCCAGGGTTTCCAACGAGGGAGTGCATGCACCCGAAAGACCGAGAACACGCGTGCGCGTTTACCAACGGCCCCGGGAACACGGAAAAGTGGAAGGCGTGGGCGACCTTTGACCGTGTTCTAAACGACGACGACTATCCACTCTCAGTCGCAGTCGAGCTGTGTGAACTCATAGGCGCATCGCAATGTTTGCGGTGCGCGGCTGCTTTTTTCGAACGGTGCAACGTTATACGACACTTGAACGTCAGTGCTCACCGCAGGACTGTAGAGTTGATTTTGAGAACGGTTGCGAGAATGCTACTTCCGTTTTACCACGGCGTCCGTTGTTACCCGGACTTCGTTTTGGAACCGGGCGATGTCCCACCCGAATTCCTCGAGAAGTTGTCACGAAGCGCGAAAAGGGACGCGCTCAGGTTGACGCAGAGTACCATAGACGAACACAGGGAAGATATACCAAACGGCGTGTACTTGTCCATGATGAATAGTCTCAAGCAGAAGTGGAAGCAGGTGTGACATTACAAGAAAATTGGGTTCAATTCTAAATCCGATTGCGCCACGTTGGGATTGATTATATCCGTCTCGCAAACTTCACGCAGTCGCCGGGTCGCGTCTCGGGTGATTTGCGCGCGCTCCGCGTATACTTCATTCCCTTCGCCTCGGTACTCCTCAAGGAATAACATCATGTAGGACATTTGCACGACCATTTTCAAAAGAGTCATGTTTTCTTCCTTGTTTCGTAACTGAAAAACGCGCGCCCATCCATCGTACATGTCGGCCGTTAACCCTCGACGGATCTCGTAGTTCAACCGACGCAGGAACGTATCGTCCAGTGTACCGCCCATGAACTTGTGCGTTCGCACCTGCATGCCGAGTAGCTCGACAAAGCCGGCCTGGTCCGGAAGAGGCATGCGCTTCCAAGCGCGAATCACGTGCGCAGGGAACGACTCGATGCTCGCCCCGCCCGAGGTTTGTTGACAGAGCTCGGGGAACTCGTCAGCGTACATCCTTCGCATCTCCGGAAGGTTACCACGAAACGATTTTGCGAACTGCGACTGCGCAAGTAACTGAAGAAAAGTCATGGCTTCCTCGTAAAAAGCAGCCGCTTCTTCGCGCGATCCGCAGTCCTTCGCACACGTATCGGTCTCCCAGTCCGATATTATCTTAGCTTCGTCGATCCTACCATCGACGCCGGTCGGTAAGCTTCGATTTGGCTTCTGAATCGGACATCGGGGTAGTACCCCGACGTCTTCGAGGTGTAACCGGACCGCCTTGTTATATATCACGCGTCCAAAATCAGGTCGGGCGGGCGGTGCTATGTCGTACTTGTCCATCGCGCGGCGCACCGAAAAGCACCACAGACTCATCACCTCAAACGGTCGCTCGAAGGGCTCCGCGAGCCCGTGCAAATCGCGGGATATGTCAACAGGCCCCGGGTCTACCATGAAAGAGAAGAAAGACGACGGTAGCGCCTTCCCCCTTCTGGTTTTGTCTTGGATGAACAGTATGATTGCAGACCACGCCAGGTCGATTCGGAGGGACCGTTTGAGGTACCCGGCGTTCACTAGCAACGCGGCGTTGTGGGCGGCGTACCCGAGCGGGTCCAGTTCAGCCACCGAAAGTCGCACGAGTTCACGGGTGGCGTCCATGCCCTCCGCCGTGAGGAGCTCGTGCGCCTTCGCCGCGTCGATGACGTGGTCTTCGTTCGAAAGACGCTTGTCGGCGCGACAGACTACACCGTACGCGACGTCCCCGTGGTCGGCGGGCTTTTTAGGGAGCACGAGTCCACGCGCCACTTTGTTCAACGGCATGGCGTCCCAGGGTAGGTTTTCCGAAATCGCGGTGTACACGTCCGAGCCCGAACTCACAGGCTGACAATTGAACACGATGAATTCACTCAGCTCGTCGTAGTGCGCGTGCGTCGACGCGCCCGTCCCGGGGTCACGCACCCACATGGTCACCTCTTCCAGGGGTACCATCACGACGCCGGGAAGACCGGCTCGACCCTCGTCCTTCTCAGACGCCGTGTCATCGCAGGCGGCCATGGCCACGCGCGTCAACGACTGGCGATACCCTCGCGTCTCGGCCACGCCGAGGCTTGGCCGCGGTGTGGCCGCGGTTGCGTGAAATTTCACGCGTCGCGTCGCGGAGTGAGTGAGTGTTATTATCCGATGAACGAGGTAGCTCGCTCAATCGCATAACATATTACTAACGGCTAATGTCTTGCGCGAACGGATTCGCGGCGAGCTGTTGCGACGCGATACCCAGTGTGCGCGCGTGCGGGTTTTCTTTGCCCTTGTACGCATTGAATTTGTTGAAGTTCGGTTGCACGTACTGCTGCATCCATCCGCCGGAAGGCGGGCCAAATCTCGAATCCATCCTGGTCTGGTCCGTGCGCACGGAGGAGAGCGCACCTCCCGCTTTCAGGGCGTTCTCACGCACGTTCATGCGACCAGGATTACCCGCGCGGTTGAATTGACCCCGACGATCTTCAGGTCTGAGGCCGCGCGCCATGAGCTCCGCGTTCGTGCTCCCGCTACCGACCTGCGCGAGCGGAGACTGTTGGTAGCCATGTCTCCAAATGCTCACACCCGGACTCGGTTGGTTCGCGTAACCGAACTGCGTGTTGTCGTCCGACTTGAAACGCGTCGGCGGTTGCGCTTCGGTCGGTGCGGAGATGAAACGCGCCGCGGGCGCGTACTGAAGTCCGTCCGCACGGGTACCAGTATCGGCGCGATTGGTCGGGATGGCACCCTTGACGTGGGTACCTCTGGGCGTGGGGCCGAACGCGGTGGATCGCCCACGCGTCGGCGGTAATCGCTCGGGAAGGTACGCGGTTTTTTCGGGGCGGTTGTGACCGATCTGCCCGAAAACGCTCGGACGGCCACCCGTCTGATCCGCGGCGTGGTTCATCACACCCGGCAGTTGGTGCAAGCGGTACTCACCGACGTTGGTTGGATTCACGCGGAACAGTTGTTGATACCCACCGATCGCGGGAACGTTCGCGTCGACACCGAGACCCGGTCCGACGTTCTGACGCTCCACGGGCGCGAGATTGTTCATTCGGCCGACGTCTTGCATGCGATCGCGCATGCCCAGAATTTCGGCACCCGAGGACCGGGCTTGTGGCGCAACCTCACCGAAACTCATTTGTTCCCGCTTCTGCGTGACAACGATCGGAATGTCGTCCTGCGGCTCCCACGCTGGGACGGCATCGATCTCCTGTTGTTGTCTCGCGGCGACGTCCACCATTGCGGGGGTCGCGGAGACGGATTGGGCCCCGATATCGAGCGGTTTCGCGGCGGTCGTTGGCTTGGGGTCCTCGCTGAGCTTGCGCCCGGCAAACACTAATCCAGCGACGGCGAGCAAGGAGATGGGATCAGCCATCGTTCTAATACATGGTACGATTTTTATTTATTGCGACGCGTACCGCTGATTGAAAAGCTCGTTCTGTACGTCGGCGCGCGACGACGCGTACTCTCTCGGAATGGGTACTGGTGCGGGTGCCATGTTTGTGTGGACTGGAAACAAGGTGTGTTCTGTTGGTTGCACGATGGTCTTACCGAAACGAGTCGTGGACTGCGGGCGCAATTCGTCGCTCGTTTCGATGAAGTGGCTCGGCGCACCCTTTCCACCTTTGTACGGCGCGGTTCCGTAGAGCATGGTATTCGGACGCCCCGCCGGAATGCTATCATTCGAGTTCTGAGGATAAATGAAGACGTCTTCACCGGCTTTCACGGAGGGAATGACCCCACTGTTGAGGTTGATCAGGCCTGAAAGCTGCTGAGCCATTATACTATACCTAAAGATTATTGTTTACGGCGTGCTTTGCGAGAATCGCGATCCAAGCCGCCCATGAGAGGTACCATCACCGATGCCACCGTAGGCTTCCAATTGCACACCGCGGACATTCGGGTCACATCTCGACGGGTCGGTTCGGCACGTGCTCGCGCTCTTCTTTCCATAGAGCCACTCCGCGAACGCGGTCTGGTCTTCGGCATGTCCTGGGACGCTCACGAACTGACGGGCGTGCGCGTTTCTCTGGTAGATTGGAAGCGCGGTGCGTGAGCGACCGGCATCGTATTCCACTCTGTTCTCGGCAAAATGCTGGACGAACTCCTTCACGTCGCCGTACGGACACGCGCGCGGTTCCGACCCCGTGTCCGCGAGAAGCACGTTCGCCATGGGATTGTCTTCCGACGGCGCTCGGCACGGCGCAGACGCAGTTGCGGACGCAGTTGCGGACGCGGGCGCGGCGACATCTAAAACCGCCGGAGACTCGATCATTCCATTCTCGTACATGACGTAAAGAATGGCCAGCGCCATGGCCCCGAGGATAAAGACGCGGAGGTCACGCTTCGTCGCGTAAAGGACGCAAGTGCCGTAAATAATAAATCTAGACGCGGCGTTGACGCGTTCTTCCACGCTCTGCCTGTCGTTCGGCCAGAACTGCGTCACCCGGTCAGAGCGCACGATTTGCTTGATGTCATCGAACCACACCTGAGTGCTCATTACAAAAGAGTGATATTTTATTTCTTACCACCGAGTCCCATACTGCCGAGCATCTTCGACATGGCACCCATCAAGTCCTTTTGATCGAGCTCACCGCCTTGCTCGATGCCGTCCGCGCACTCCTGCGCGATGTTTTCAATCATGCCCAGAGTCTCCGCCGGAAGGGCACTGATAGTGGTGCCAAGAAGTGAGAGCGTTTGGAGATAGGACCAGACGGCGCCCTGAGAGTTCGGGGACATGCTCGCCCACGACGCGGCGAGATTGAGGTCTTTGAGTCCCTCGACGTTACGGAGATCTTCGATGAACGTGGCGTCCTGGGCGGCGATTTTCGCAGAGTAGGGAGCGATCGATGTCATGAAGGTATCGACCACCTTTCTCGGGTTGGCCGAACGCATGAGCTCGAACCCGGCGATGGCCTTCGTGACTCCCTTCTCACTCGGCAAAGTCTTCTGAAGCTCGGACAAAAACTGCGCCATCATGTCATTGAAAGCACCGACGGACGCCATGTTCACGTATGTACTAGGTGGTCATATAATCATTTCTCTAAATTATCGCGTCATCACCTGAACGGTTCGGTTGAGATGGTCTCCCGCTGACCGATACCACCCGAGACGATGACGTACACAAGAATACCGACGAGCGCGGAGGGTTTCGTGTACTCCACCAGCTCTCGCGGGCCCTCGTTGTTCAGTTTTGACTTGAAATGGATGTACGCAGCGGTCGCCACCGAAGCGATCATGGCAGCAGAAACCGGGTCACGCAAGTAATCGGCAACGTCAGCTGATTGACTCATGCTATGCTTACTTTACGCACACAAATTTATCTTCGACGCAAGCGACCGTCCGGTGCGTTCGAGAAGAAGGTCGCATCCGTCTGCGGCTGCGGCTGCTGCGGGCGCGGCGGACCAAACTCGTTGATGACGGGAGGTCCCGCAGGGACGGGAGCCGGGGGCGCGGCTTGCGGGTCCATCGGAGCCTGCACCGGCATGGTTCGAACCTCGTCTTCTTCTTCGCGACGCGGTGCTTCTTCTTCTTCTTCCTCCTCGTCTTCGTCGCCCTCCATGCTCCCGTCTTCTTCATCGAATTCCCCTTGTTCGTCATCCGACACGATTTCCGGATCCTCCGCGTCCTCGATGCCTTCACTGAGATCGATGTCCTTCTGATCTGGGTCGTCTTCGGGCGCAGCGGGTGCCATGTAGGTGCTCAGAATTTCCTTGATTGGAATGAGTTCCTTCACGCTGTCCTCGATGACGCGGGCGAAACGCACGCGCAAGTCCGCGTCGCGCTTGTGCTCGGGCATGTCGTCGTGGTACACGTACGGGTCGGAGTATAAGTCGCGCGCGGCGTTGATGTACACCGTGTGCACGAAAGTCTCGTTGCTCGGCATTTTGAGCGAGATCTTGCGCGTGTCCTGGCGGAGACGAACGCTGCTCATGATCTTCGTCGACGCGACGAAAACGGCCGCGAGGAGATCGCCGAAGTAGGAGCACGAATTGACCACGGCGTCCGTGTGTCCCTTCACCATGGAGTTCGACCAGTTGGGCGTATCCTTGAGGAGCGCCTGGAACGTCATGAGGACTTTTTTGCCCTTCGAATTCTTGGTGGCTTCCTGATACATGCGCTGGAAAACGTCGACCATGGGCTCGCTCATGCACGTCGCCAATTGGGCGATGTACTCTTTCTTTGCCTCCACTAGTACGGATAAATCACTCATATTACTACAATAGACACTTTTTATTTTCCTAAAGTCACCGCGAATTGGAAAGATTTATATATCGCCGCTTCAGAGGAGTCCCCTCGAGCTCGAAGAGTCATGATTGGTCGATCCTCTGAAGCGGCGATATATAAATCTTTGATGATTTATACCCGTAACTTTTGACACGGAAGTGGAATTTAGGGTTTGCGTCGACCTCTTCGAACTCGAAGATCGAACTCGCAACGATCTCGAACGATCTATCTCTATGAGTTGTTCGTCGTGCTTTTTGTCGCGCCTGAATGGTTGACGCAAACGCGTTCACGTCGCCGCGCAGCTTCATACTGCGTTGGCGGAAACAGCATACTAGGGGCGTGCATCCTGCATATGCAGGCCGGGCCTGCATACGCGTGCATACCATACTTAACACATAATAAGCCTGTGTAATATACCGTTTGAGTACAACATACCGTGCATATGGTGTTAAGTACGAGTGTTTTGCGCACCGATCGTGTAAACATGCGCCGGATAAACCCTTATTTCTGAACCCTAGCCACCCCTCGTCGCGTACCATGGACGCTAGCCTATTTCCCTAAGCGTCGCGAGAAATTCCGATTTCTTGAGTTATAATTGGTCGCGAGTGGGTCAGACGGGAAAAAAATGCGCA